AAAAAGATCTTTCGATCTTTTCTTCAAGCGGCATTTCTGTCCTATGGATTCTGGAGCTTCTTGCTCATCCTCGGTGAAAATCAATTGTCGTTCTGGAAAAGCCCCGCGGCTTTGCTGCGTCTCAATGGCCCGTACCACGCTCGTGGTCCAGCGCGCCATCGTCTCATGGTCTCAAGTCTTCATGTATCCTGTTATAGAGTTTGATCCTGTGAAGGAGTCTTGCTCACAGCTCATGAAGGAGGTGAAGAAACTGTTAGCTTCCTGTCCTTCTGATGTAGAATCAGAGAGGATAGCTTTTCAGTCTATTAAAAAACTTCTTCCACCTTCTTGCAAATGTATGGAGGCTTCGTTACTTGCTTCCCTTGAGTCCACTCTTACGAGTAAGCCGATTCTTCTTCCGTCCGGTTATCAAGCCAGTGTTCGTCGTAAAGTCAATTCCATGTTCCGCAAGGGATGGGACGTTGGAGTTTACTCCAACTTTTGCTATACTAACACTCCGGGCTTGTCTGGCACGACTGATAGTTCCAGGCTCATGGGTGGTTGTCTAGGTGCAGTTCAGGATCAGGTCGAGTTGATCGACCGCACCCTTGGAACTGTTCCCTATGATGACATCACCTGTGAGGGTCAGGTTCTTGTCGTGCAGTCTGCGGGAAAACCCCGACCTTTAACCAAGTTTAGCTCCATGGAGCTTTGCTTAAGGCCTCTTCACAAGTCACTTTATGAGCACTTGTCAAGGACAACCAGGTGGTTATGTCGGGGGGACCCAACGGCTGAGAAGTTGAAGAGGGCGGGTTTTAGAAGAGGGGGCGGGATTTTGGTTTCGGGTGATTATCGTTCAGCAACGGATAATCTTTCATTGGAAGTAGCGGAATTGATTCTGAGCGTGATTCTTGAGAACGCGGCTTCTGTGCCGAGTTCTGTGAAAGAGCATGCTATGAAGATTCTCAGGCCTACTTTGTGGAACTTGGAACATGGCATGGAGTTTAAGGTTAGTCGTGGACAGATGATGGGTTCTTATCTTTCTTTTCCGCTTCTTTGCATTCAGAACTTTTTGAGTTTTGACTTTGCAAGGGAGGCCGCGAGTTTAGAGAAGATGCCGATTCTTATAAACGGCGATGATATCTTGTTCCAGTCGTCATGCGAAGAGTTCCCCCGAAGATGGATGGATGTTGTTAAGACGTTAGGTCTAGAGGTTGAAGAGACGAAGACTTCGGTGTCGCCACATTTTGGTACCCTAAACTCCACTCTTTTTGAGTGGAGTGGAGATGAACTTTATGTGGTTCCGACGCTTCGCTTCGGCATGCTTCGCCCTGTAGATTACGTCAATTCACTTGGAACTACCTTCCATTCTTTTGTCCGAGGACTTGCACCTGACCAGCTTTGGCGGGCCGCACGTGTTTTCTTCTCTTGGCACCTTGCCGAGTTGAAATCAGTGCGGTTGAGACCCGATGAGCTCGGGTTTAGGGGTGCTTTGTCTTTTAGGATGTCTAGAATTTTCGGCCTTCTCGATAGTGATTTGTCAATAGTGGAGGCTCCTCGTGCACCGATACCACACAATGTGGTTTTAGGGCAGCAAGTTACTCTTGTTGCTACTGACGCACTGAGTCCAGAGCTGAAGCTACTGAATGATCGCGAGATGGCGTCTTGGAAGTTCTCCGTTGATTACGTAGGGCTTAAGGAAAAAGCCACACTTAGATATTGCCTGCAATTATCTAGTGTGAGGACCCCGTCTTCTGTGACGGGTCCTATTCCTGTTTGTCCTTGGTCTCGGATCGAGCTGACCGACGCTTTCAGTTGGAGAAGTGTTCGTAGAGGGAGGTTCTTCCGTCCCACCAATAAGTCTTACAAAGAGACTCCAGTTTTTGATTCAGTGCTGCAAACACAGTTGACTGAATCCTGGTGTCCTTTGCCGACGTACGGTGAGGCGATAGGGATTGAGAAGGTGGCTGACGCTGAACGTCATACCCCCGATATTAAGGAGAGATCCGTGTCACGAGGCTCCGGTAAACTCATTTCGAATGAGTCCCTAGAAGGAGATCTATTGGGCACATCTGGAGCACCAGATACCTTGTGGACGGGGTTTGATAGTGAAAGAGTGTGGTGGGGGGCATGAGTTGCATCATGCCAGGTGTGAGGATGCTAAGCCACCTAGTAGTGACCGAGCCTTCTACCCCTGACAGCTAACGTCGTAAGCCGCGAAAAAATAAGAAACTTGCAGTAGGTACTGCTTAGTGATTCCCTCCTGTCCTGATGTCAGACTCCCTGTTAGTGCAAACCTCGGCACTTAAAAAATGAGAGAGCAGGTTGAATCTGGTCAGACGTATTGTTAGTAGAGCGCCAAGTAGAACTGGCGTCCTGTGGTTCCCTAGGGACTCAAGGTGATCTCAGAAGTGCAGTCCCCGCCTCTTGGCAATGCGGGTTAACCACTCCCCTGGTAAGAGCCTGAGAATGAACTAGGATTAAGCTAGCGTCCCCTTTAATCGAGGTCGGTGACTTGAACGCAATACGGAAGGGTGAAGAGGAAGGAAAAGTGGATACCGTATCGGCAAGTGGGCGACGAGTATCGCGCAGCAGAGGTTAGGGGGATGAAGTAAGGAAATGAAAAGATGAGATGTAGGAACCTACAGTGGTAGTTCTGAACTCAGGCCAGCTGAGCACAGCGCAAGACGCT